CGGAATGATCTCTTTCGCCTGAAAGCGCCGATCAAACGACAGCACAATCACCCGGCGGCCGAAGCCAAACGACTTATCCGGCACCGTAGGCGGCTCATTCATCGCCACGATCCATTTGGCGAAAGGCCGATACTGATATGGCTCGCCGTATTTGCGTTCCGCCGTGATATTGGACCCATCCACGACCGCCTTGAACACCTCCGTCGTCAGCGGATCGCGCGTATTGGTTTCCGTCGCCATATTAATCAGTTTGTTTTGTAGATATTGAGATTTAAACCGTTGCGTCAGATCGCCCAGCGTCAGCGAGGAGGTGTTTTCAGCGCCCACCAGCGCCTGGACCGCATCAAGAACCGTCGATTTACCGTTGGCGCCTGTCCCGTACAGAAACAGCGCCTTCTGATACCGGGCATCACGCAGAAAACAGTAGCCCACGAATTGCTGGAGCATATATTCCTTTTCAATCCCGTGGTCGTCCGGAAAAATATCAAACATAAACTTCGACCAGCGCGACCAGTACAGGCGGGGATCAAACTTCACCGGTAATTGGACGCGGCTGCCGTATTTTGCGTCGTGCGGCAGCAGGGGGAGCTTGTGCAGATCCAGGATCCCGGGGCGCGGGGCGTTAGCGTCCTCCGGGACATTCACCAGATCCGACATATCGATCATACCGTTTTTGACATTCAGAAGCAGCGGATTATTCGGCCACTGGTCCTCTTCGCGGTTGACCAGGCCGGACAGAATCTTCATCGAATTCTCAATCCAGGCCGATTGTACCTGGTCTTTCAGCGCCAGGACGGCCGTCTGAGCAATCACGTGGCGCGACAATTCCTTCCAGACGCCGTTTGTGTAATGCCAGAATGTGCCCGACGTGTGGCAGATCGGCTGCAGCCAGGCCTTCAGGTAATTCGTCAACAGCCAAGGGACAAAAACGGGGCGTTTCCCGCGCTTCTCATAAAATTCCCGCGGGTCTATTTCGCGGGGAGGGGGGACGGGTTTTTCTACTGCCGTTGATGAGGCGCTTATGTCTTCGTCAGGTGGAGGAGAGGCAATGTTCTTGATCATTCCCGTGCCGGTTTCGCGGGGAGGCTGCCAGTGGGGATCATATCCCTGACAAAACTCCGCGATCGACGCATCTCCGGAAATCACGCGGCGCGCGTCCTTCCACTTATGCCCGGAGCACGACGCGTGAAAACATTGATACAGAATAGCGCCCTGGGCCGGCACAATAATCGACGCCTGATTCGGGCCATGATTGGGGTCGAACAGACAATGATCCAGGCGGTACATCGTCCGGTTTTTATCCGGCTCCACCTTGACATTGAAATTCACGCCGTAGTGAGACAGATAGCGTTCCATGTCCACCGGGCCAAGATCGGCGCGCTTCATGGGCTTGGTGGAGGATGAAGGAGCCCCGGAGCGGGCGGACTCAGTCGAGTCCGGCATCCGTCCCGGGGCTCCCGACGGCGGCGCCGGAGAGGCTGGCTTCAGCGCCGCCAGTTTTTGCAGATGATCCAGGTCCGTCACCGGAACAGCGTCCAGCGTCGCCGGCTGCTCCGGAAACAAATAACTTTTGCGGTGCGGGCGATCCGCCGTCGAATCGCCCTTGCGGCCCGTCGTGCCGTACAGCTTCCAGATCCGGGCCGGATTCACCACCTTCAGATCGATGTCCACCTGATCGCCGGGAAACCGCGCGGCAATCGCCGCCACCGCATCGACAATCAGCGCATGCGTCGCCGCATCGTTCGGCAGATCCGGCAGCCGGTACAGCAGATGGTAGCCGTTCCCCGAAAATCCCCGGATCGCTCGGGCAAATCCCAGCTCACCTTCCATCCAGGTCGTAATCGCCCGGGCCATATCGCGGGCCAGGGCAACTTCGGCATCTGAGGCCGATATATCCGACGGCCGTTTCGGGTCCAGGTCAATCGGCAGCCAGCGGATCACCGTCGTATCCGGATCCTGCGATGTTGACTTGGGCACCTTCAGACGGTTGGCGGATCGTGCGATCAGCGCCGGATTGACCGGATTGACCGTATAGTAAACGCCCTTGGCGCCCGCATCATCCAGGACAGCGGCCGCGCGGGCAAAATCTTCCGCATTATCGAAATACCCGGAAACAATGCCCGCCGGCCCTACACGCCCCACCCAGCCTCGGTTGGCCCCATGGACACCGATGGCGCGAATTTCCACCACCTCTCCGGGCGCAAAAAACAATTCGTAAACACGTTTCAAGAGATCCAGCCTCTCTTCCGACAAACAGCAGATTACCGACGATAATGATCACGAGCGATAAAGCACAACGCGATGACAATCAGGCCCAGATTGGCGCCCAGGAATAAACCGACGAAAAACGCGACCCAGACAGGCGACATCTTACCCTCCTTTTTCCCATGGAAGCGGCGGCGGATCAGGCTGACAACGATCCAGCACATGTTCGATCATCTGCAGCACTTCATCGTGCACGGTCCGGCGGTGTTTTTGTGCCGACGTGACCAGGCGGAGATATAAATCCATGTCGCCGCCCGCGAACAGCAGCTCGATACATTTCTCACTCGACGGCACCTGGCTGTCATTTACAACTTCTGAAACCTTTGAAATATTCCGCATAGGGTCCGCCAGAAACAATTTTTCAGTATCCCTGGCCGTCTCCTTCTGTAGTTTAATAAAATTCTTCGTTTCGACCTTGTGCCTGGCTTCCGCCAGCGCCGCGGAGCGTGCCGCGCCGGACTTCCCCTGAGCCATCTTCGCGCACAGCCCGCACAGGCCTTCGCGCACAATCGCCATTTCCCGGCCGCAATTGGCGCAAATCTTTCTCCAGGGCCTGGCCGTCGTCTTGATCTTCGCTGATTTTGTCGCCATCACTATTCCCTCCGTTTGTGTTGTTGTCGCGTGATCATGATAAACCTGCGCATGTCGTTCGCCGTCCGGGCAATCGCGGCACGCCATCGTGTGCCGGTAGGGGGTGGCGTGCCAGCTATCTCCGCGGTGTAGATTGATTTGCCGCACCTGACGCCAGCGATCCGCGCAAATCTCACGGCGCATCCGGCAATGCAGACGGCTGCAGTCGAAATACCCTGCTCCAGCCATCATCTCCGTGGCATCCGTCGTCATAGCAGCTCCTGCTGCCCGGGCCGAACCAGGCGATACTGCCAGCAATTGCGCTTGCGATTGATCGGCTCGGCCACCAGATCAACGTTTTGATGGGCCAAATCATGCCGCAGCCCGGAGATCGCATCGCGGTAATTGAAAATCCGCAGCGAATCGACAATCTCCGAATTCAGAATCGGGCCCATCTGCAGCCGCGCCAGGAGCTTATGCTTTTGTGTCCCCCAGGGGTAAGGATTTTGCATTGCCCACCTCTTGCGCCATCTCCAACAGTTTTTGGAAAACGCTTTTACAGTACAGCCGGGCGGCTTCCGGACTCTCAAAGGCAATCTGACAAGGGCAATGCCAGTTCATATCGTCCCAAGCCACCAGCTCCACTGTCGTTCCGTCCTTTTGAATGCGGAGTATTACCTCATCCATGTATATAATTACCCTTCCCGTATAATAAATTTTAATCGCGACGCGCGACGCGCACCTGGTTTATCGTGCTGTTGCAACTCGCTTATTAAGCGGCTCCGAGCCGAAGCGCGCCGAGATATTGCTAAGCGTAACCGTGCGCACAAGACTCGCAATACGCGACCGGGAACCGGAACTCGCAGCATCGTACCAATTGGCACCGGCAATCAGAAACCAGTCCTGCTGCACGGGATCAGGAGTTGACAAGCATTGCCACATCACACCACAACAATCTTCGCAGCCGATATTGGAGATCATCCGGCGCGCCAATTGATCGATATTCCCGCCTGTTTGCTTTGGCCTGGAAGAATTTATGATATTGGTCATTTCGTTGCTGCCCTCGGCGGCATTGCTGAATTCATCGCTGGTGAGCAGCCGCCACCCACGTTCCTGTCCATAGGAGATAAAATCTTCATAGGAGAGATTCAGAATAGAACGATTTATGTTTGCCAAATATATCTGCACCCAAATATCAGACACGGGGTCATAGACAAACCCTGTTCTGCCGATGCAATCTGGTCGGTGATGCTGATTCCACACAGACATGGGCAGAACATCTCCTGCTACATACCCGCTCAACGGATGGCCCGGAATAATCCCCACGTCGGCGCACAGCGTATGAAACCCGCCGCTGGCCCGTTCCAGCTTATCCGGAGAATACAACTCCAACCGATTATCAATCAGCAGATAATCCTGACCCGGCAATAGTTTTGTGGTGTTTTTTTCCATCGCTTCCTCCTGGTTTTTGAGTGATTCGGAAAGGTCGCAAATAGCATTTTCAATTTCCCGGACAATATATTGATCCGAAATATTGGCTCCGTGTTTTATTGCGTCCCAATCCGGATCTGATTGTTTATTCATGGCCCTCATGGCACGGTTGACACTCATTTGTGCATTAACCAGGCTCTGACAGGCACGTGTATTATCTCTAAACCTATCCATTATTGTCTTCCCTTGCGTAATCGCGGTTTTTCAGAAGAGCGTAGCCGGCGATATCCGCCCAGGGCGATTCGCCCAGAGCGGCGGGGTCCGTTGCGATCCGGAAAAACTTATCCAGGATACGGACAATCGCCAGCAAATCAGCGTACTGGTCATGGCGTATCCCGGACGGGTACAGTATCTTGATCACGTCGCCCGTCTTATCGAACGACCGGCCATACGCCTTCTGTTTGCGATCCACCAGCCGCCCGATCTCCGCGCCAATCGCCTCATAACGGCCGGGCCGTGGATTTTGATATTGTGGAATCTCACCCATATCCATATCCTCGTAGAACTTCTTCTCAGTCATCTTTTCTCCTTATTTAGATTTTGATGGATACGCCTTTCCGTGGACCGGGTCATACAGCACCACCGGCTCCTTGGCCTTCAGTGATGCGCAGGACATGCG